ACCTGTGTTCCTGAACGATTTATACGGACTGTTATCTGTGTTCCACTACCTAACTCATCTATGTTCATCGTGTAATATGAACCAGAAGAATTTCCTGTTACATTTAGCCCTCCCCACGTTGTCGTGCCTAAAAAGTCCCCTCTATATCCGTTGCTGCCCGTAGTCCCCACTAACAGGTTACCAGACGCATCCAAGGTCATTACCTGACTGAACGTTATGGCGTCACCTGCTGTGCCGGAGGCTGCGTTAAACCAAGCGTGGTTGCCGGTGGTTCCACTTTGCTGGTATTGCAAGGCATAACCAGAACCAATGTATCTGAAGCTGCTTCCGTCGTTGTATGCGTTAACCAGCGAAAAACTGCGAAGACTTGCAACGAAGGCTTCATAACCACCTCCAAGCTGCACAGCTTTCCAGTTACTACCCCAAGTACTCGGCGTAACTCCCAGCCCCAGGTTGCCGGAGGAGTCGAGGACGGCCTGCTGAGTCAAAACATTGCTCGTGTTAGCTGTGTAAAAACGCAGTTGGCTACCGTTTGCACTGCCAGCAATATCAATAGCTTCAATTCGTGCCCTGTCCTCGCCGTTGTAGCCCAAGAACGCGACGCGGGTGAATTGAGGGGAGCCAGATGTTCCCGCTGTTGAGTTGCTGATGGTGATTGCTGTTGTACCAGCACCAGCAACATGAAGTTTTGTGGATGGGTTACTCGTCCCAATACCCAAACCAGTGCTGGTCAGGCGCATGCCTTCAGCATTGTTTGCACCAAACCACAAAGAAGTATTTGTGCTGCTGACAAAAGTAGTGCTGGAATCAGCGCCAACGCGAAGGTCAGCCGTTGAAGTACGAACTCGATATTGAGCGCCAGTAGACCCCAACATATCTGCAAAGGTATAACCACTCACAGACAAAGGAGATGCAGTGCCAATACCTAAATTAGTACCATCAAACGTCAGCGCAGACCCACTGGTAGCAACTTTAGAGCCGTTTAAGTACAGTACACCGTTCGCAGTGCCGCCGGAGAGCGTAAGAGACGCCATGCTCACGCTTTGACCAGCTAACAAAGCAACAATCTCACTGGGAACGTCTACGCTGATCTTCGTCCAAACAGCAGCACCGACAGTCGAATCCACACACAGATAAGCCTCATCCGATGTGACGTTAACCCACCACGATCCAATCGAATACCCGTCCCCAGAGTCATCGTTAGCCGTTGGAGCTGATGTCGCAGAATAATTAGCCGTTGCGATGTTCGTTTCTGTGTCGATCTGCTCGAAAGCCCTCTTAATAATCGAGGCAGTTTCAATGTCACCTTTTTGCGGATAAGGCAAAGCCAAGCGAGTCGTGAAGTCACGGGAAATCGCATAAGACTTACCCGAGCCAGTTGTTCCAGCGTAGTTAGCAGAAAGAGTGATTGAGGTATTCGAGCCAACAGAGGCAACCTCATACCATGCGTTGTCGCCAACGATTGTGAAAAGATCACCCGCTGCAATCTCGCCACTCCACGAAGTGCCAGACCCTGTGACAGTTGCCGAGCCGTTAGTAACGGAGACAGTTCCAGTTTTGTATTGAGCCATGATAATCCTTAAGAAACGATTGCGCGATCAGTAACGCGCCGCCAGTTTGTTCCATCGCTAAAAGCCATCACAGCACCACCAGATTCGTTAGAAACATAAATCATTCCACCTGCAACAGAGGCAGACGGAAGGGTTGACACTGTATAGCTTTTGAAATAAACAACGCCTCCAGAAAGGTCTGATGCGCCAGAAGCAACTTGAATTGCCTTTGAAGAACCGCCAGAACCTGTCACCTCAATTTTTAATGCTGGACCTGTTGTAACATTTCCAGCTTGTGTTATGTGAGTAACAGGTGCAGAAGAAAAACCTTTGCTTGAATAAATATAGGCAGCAGTTGGATTATTTGATCCTCCAACATTTGAGCCTGCCCTTACATGAATTCCATAAGTGTTTCCTGTGAAATATCCACCAGTTCCTGTGTCTGCAACATCAGAAGCGTCACCTTCAACAGCAATATATGGCGATCTTCCGCTTAAAGCAATTTTTGCATTAGATGCTGTTGCCCTAATTCCGCCTGTTGTTGCAGTGTCACCATCAAAAAAACCCAAATAGTCATCAGTACCGACAGCAATTTCACCAATGCTTACAAGCAAATCATTGTCTGCATTGTAGAAATATGCCTCACCAGTGCTTGCAGAAACAACAAATCTTTTCCCACTTGCGGCAGTTTGAAGTGTTGACCCTGTAATAGTTCCAGCCGTTATTTTGTCAGCATCAAGCGATGCAATCTTTGCGTCAGTAACGGCAGAATCCGCGATGTCAGCCGTGACCACCCTGGCAGTCGTGACGTTCTTTGTGGTGCTGAAGTTAAGAGAATCCGTCCCAAACTCATCGTAAGCAGCCACAGCCACCGTATAAGCCTGATTCGGTAGCAGAGCTTGATTATCGTCATCCGTGTCTACGACTATCAGGTCAGACCACGGACCGCGATAAAAAACATCGTCAGGATACGCTAAGGTTTGACCAGTTCCCTCTTTTGCTAAAACAATGATTCCAGCCAAGTCATTGTCATCAGGACGGGTAGGAATTGAGACTGTGAATTTATTGATTCCAGGCTCAACGTCCCACTCTCCGCTGGCGATCTGTACTGGTGCTGGATTAGTGACACTCATAGGATAGCCGCTTGGTCAGAAAGTTGGTTTTGACGCCCTCTAGCGTATACCTTGAATTTTAACGTGCGATAGACAGAATCGCCTTGTTTTTTTGCATCCTCTAGGTTCTTTTCAAGAGAATAAATATAAGAGTTGTCCTGGGTGAATTCTTGCCTTAACAACTCATCGCTGGAGTTATAAACTTCAACTTGGTAGTCTTTGAGATACCAATCAGGAAACCCAGAATCAGCGCCATACGGCTCCTCGTCGTTGATCTCAAAGGACGATTCAAAGGCAGCATGACGCCACTTCAGTTTCACGTCTTTTCCGGTGAACTCAAGCGAATGAGCCTCTCCGTTTTTTCCAAGATCAAGTTCAAGACCAGACACCCTCGGGATCATCGGAGGAGGTGGGATATAAACCGCGAGGCTTACAGCACTTCCAGAGACACCTAATTGATTAACCGATGTCAGATAAGCCGTATAGTTCCCTGAAGGCAAGTCGGTGATTGTGTAGGAAGTTCCATAAACAGTCGTTTCTCGATCAATCTGAGCGATCTGAGCGTCTGTTTTAGCGCCTGAGACATAAGCATCGTAGACAACTCTTAGCTTATAAAAAGCGATCAAAGAATCAGTCGGCGCAGTCCAAGAAAGTGACCCTAAACCATTGATAAAGAATTTGTCTTGTGTCCAGGCAAAGTTAGTAGCCGACCCAACAGTAAACGGATTCGGAAGGCTTGTATTTGGCGAGGCATCATAGGCAGATTCTTCACTACTATTCCAGTAATAAATATCTGCGTTTGTCTCTCTCAATTCCAAATCAACACCAATGGCGTCATTTTCGAAAATAACAGTAGACGATACAACTTCAAATGTTTTATTAACCCATCCAAGCCGAGTGTTTCTCACATAAATCACGTCACCCACGTTTGCCTTGAGTCCAATCAACTTCAGGGGCAAAACAAGACTGATCTGTTGACGAGCCTTGAGAAGTTCAATCTTCGCCAACCTCTGAGCCATAGACGGAGAGGTAGTGAAGGGGAGCTGAATGTTCTTTGTTATTTCTTCATCGTTGTCTTGTGCGATGTATGTGTCAGAAATAACAGGTGGGAAATCCGATGCAATGTAGTTATCAAGAGAGCTTGTGAAGGTTCCCTTAACGCCATTGAACAATTCCCTGCGAGAAACAAGAGACTGAATCTTCAAACCAGAGCGAAGATCATCCTCATCAAAAGTCAGAGAGGGCGAGTTATATGCACCAGCGAGAATTGTCCACTTGCCATTTGTGAAGACAAGTTTTCCAGACATTGCGGAAAGCATATCTGAGATAACAGTCTCTGGAGCTACTGAAGTGTCAAATGTGCCGTTTAAGGAGTAGCGCTTTTCCGTTCCACCAGCGGCAAGAGGGATGTTCTGGTCACAGATATTCGCGGCAGCAGTTAGCGCTGTTTCGTCAATCTCTGTTGCGTAATCAGCGCCAAGACCATATCGCGTGTCACAGAGATAGTCAGCCAAGCACAGAGCCGGATTCTGAGAGAAAACAGTCGTAGTCGTTCGAGGGTCGTAGACCTTTTTTCCGTTGATCTTAAAGCTGATATTCGGAATACCATTCATGTAGACGTTTGCATCGTACTCAAGCCGGATATATGCACAAGCAATCCCGCGCAGTCGATGGTTAGATGTCCACAGAGTAGATGCCGAGTCAAGGTCACTGAAAACTGTTTGGTTGTCAGTTCCAAGTTTTACTTGAACCTTTGCTTTTCCAGAGTAAGAACCGGAAGAGACAAGACCTGTACTCAAGCTGTAAGAAACAGATTCTTCATTGAAATAAACAATGCCATCAGTTCCATTGTTATCAAATGCGCTAACCTCATGCCCTGCAAAAGCAATGACTAAATGAAGATACTTATTTGATTCGGTTGTCTCCATATAAACAATCGTTCCACCAACGCGAGTTTGACCATAGATAATTGATCTTGGAGCGATTGCTTGTTTTGTGGTGACTGTCTTGTCTTGGTAGGTGATAACTTCTTCAGGGTCTTTAGCAAGGCTGCGAGATAGCGCCCCGAGAACCAAAGATGTTACAAATGATCTGGCAAAGAAAGCGCCAGCCGTTCCAGATGCAAAACCAGCAAATGCACCAGCACTGGCAAATCCAGTAGAGAACCAAGCAACACCAGTGCTTACAGCGGCATAGGCTAATCCAACTTTTGTAAGAGTATCTAAAACGCCCATTATCCTCTGCCCCAGTTCAAGGTTTTATCCTGAAGATCAGCAACGAATTCTAGCCCCAAGTCACCAGAAAACATCCTCTGTTGCTCTTGGTCAGTGTAGCGAATTTCCCTTGTCCTCTGAAGATCAATTAACCGAGATTCATAGTTAAGCGTGACCACCGAAGTCTCTGCACCTTCGTCAATCGAGACAGTATCCAAGCGTCCATGAAAAATCAGATATGGATCGGAAATGATCGCATTCGATGTGTCGAAAAACCCAAGATAGATTTTCCCGTCATATCCTTGTCGGCAGTCTTGCAGAGCCAAAGAAATGTTCGCGCTTAACATTCCGTTAAGAGTCACAGTCATTCCCGCGGCTTTAACGTCCGATGTTTCTTCGATCTGAGAAAAACTCAAAAAAGACCCAAGACCACCCCAAGTTTGGCTGTTCCACGAAAGATCGCCAATCCCGTTCCAGGCTCTCACCGTTCCAGAGATAAATTCACCCTGATACAGATAGAAAGGACGAACCTGGGAACTCTCAATGGCAGATATAACTCCCGTGGTCAGGGTTCGGCTCATAAAGCCTCCATACAAGCCAAAGTGATGCCGTAGAAGGATGCCTCATCAATGGTGTAGGGCATATCGTTCGAGGATAGCCTCCAAAGCCCCTTAGGAGCGCTTACAGTGATCGTTGCGTTATCCGCAGGGCTAGACCTCAGATTCGGCCATATATCGAACGTAGCCTGTCCTGAGCCGTTTGAGTTTGCGTCAGAAAGAATCTTGTAAAGCCGCGATGTAGAACCTGAGCCTAATTGAATCCAGTCACCAGCCTTAAGAATTCCTGTCTGGTTGGCAGTCCAGCCATCCGTGACGAGAGAATTCCCAGTCTGTGATCCTCCGTTTACCAAAGGAGTCCCAGTCCCGACACCACGAGGAGAAGTATTAAGTGGGTCGCCCAGAGTAAATGTCCCATAAGTTCCATTCAGCTTCAACATGAAAGCAATAAGTTGTTCGGCGTCCTCACGCTTCATCGGAGGCATGGTGATTTCAGCCTCCCACATTTGTCCAGCGTGTTGGTAGACCTGTTGCTGAAAAGTGAAGGGTGAAGAAGAAATCCCGACAACCGATCTCGCTCGGATTGTCATGCTCTTAATCCCGAGATTCGGGAATGAAACTGGGTAACTTATCGACATGATTACCTCATTGCAGCGGCAAAGGAGCCACCACGAAGTTTAGCCTCTGCCACTGCGGATTTGGCAGCATTTGCAATTTGCGGAAGCATATTCATCACCTCGGCGCGAACCGTCTGCTGTACGCCAGTGGTGACGTTGATTGTTTGTTGAACAACAACAGAGCCACCTTGACCATTCGGAATGATCGTTCCGCTGTTGTTCGGCATGAAGATTTCAGGACCGTTCTCGCCAACCAAATAAGGTTGATTTGATGTGACAGGACCGCCCATTGCCCGAGCGCCAGAAACCTTAATTCCCAAGAAATCCATTCCGAGGTTCATCAAAGGTTTAGTGATTTGAGCCTGAATCGACATTCTGAGAAGATCAGAAATGACAGAATTCGCCAAATCCTTAAATGATAGCTTTCCAGTCATCACAGCATTCGCCATGATATTTGTGAACTCATTACCCCACCCGCGAATCGCAGCCTCAAGATCGGCTAGATCATCTTTGCCATCTTCAGCCAATTTATCCATTGCTTCATTAGCCTGGAAAACTGCGCGAGAATAAACGTCAAAGTCAATGATGCCCAACTCAAGAAGTCTCAACAGTTCCGCTTCAGCAATGTTTAGTTTCTCAAGAGGAGTGCGAGTCTCGTCATAAAGCTGTTTGCCTTTTTCTAAAAGGTCATTTCTAGATTGACGATTTAACTTATCTTGATCTGCGTATTGTTTTGCTTCTTCAGCGTTTGCTTTTTCAGATTCTTTCAGTTGAGCGAGTTTATCAAGCCTCTCTGTGTAGGCAGCGATTTCTTCAACACTTGCACCCTTTCGAGCGAATTGATAAATGGCAAGTTCACGCTCACCATTGACCAACTTGAAAATCTCATCGGCAATTTGTTCATAAGCCGATGCGATCTCTTTGGCGTTGTCTTTTTCCTCTTTTGCCTTTTCCTTTGACAAAGGAGTAAGAGGCTTGACTTTCGTTCTTTCTGGAACAACAAACTCAGGATTGACAACACCACGACCAGCGCCAACGCGAGTCATTTTGTCTAAACGGATCGCCTCCTCAATCTGGCGATTCATAAACGCCAAGAATGGAGCCGCTTTTTCTGAAATTGTCGCTTGAATCCTTTGACCGATTTTGTCCAGGTTATCCATGAACGTGGCAGACTGGTCGGCAAATTCAGTAGAGATAGATGCACCAAGAGCTTGAACACCCTCTCTTCCCTGATTTAAGAACTCAATAAAATTGGCTCCAGATTTGCCAAAAAGAGCCACAGCATATTGAGTCTTGATCGCTCCGTCCTCTGCGTCTTGAAATGCAGCTGCAACGTCTGCAAGAATTTCAACCGTGGGACGGATATTGCCGTTGACGTCACGAATCGCAACGCCAAGGTTCTGGAAAGCCATTCTCTGCTCACCAGCATCAGAAACAGCCTCGGCAATGCTTCGAGATAGCTTGACAATGCCAGAGCCTAATTCCTCTTGGCTAATACCGGCGAGCTTTGCGTTATTTGTAAGCGCAGAAAGCGTTTCAACAGCAATAGACGTTCTCTTGGACAATTCCTCAAGTCTGTCGCCAGCTTCAATGATTCCTTTTAAGGCAGAACCAACGCCAATCGCAGCCAATGCGCCCGTGACTGCGGAAATCTTCGTTAAAAGCGAAGAAGCGCTTGTCTGGATTCCAGACATCCCAGTTTGGACAGAACGAAAAGCCGCGCCAGTTTTATCCGTTGCAACTATGTCAATTTTTAGGTCTTGTGCCATTGTTGCTCCGTTCGCTCTGCATCTTTACCCAAATCTGCCACTCGTAGAACTCCTGAACGCTAATTTCTTCAATTTCAGATATTGTTTTATGTAACTTTTCAGCCAAATAAAACAAAAACTGGCGCTCAGGAGATTCTAGTTTTTTTCCAGTCCCCCAAAGTCAATCCGCATGATCGCTGTTGAAATCCTCTCAAGGATTGTGGCGTCAACACCGTTTCGCAAAATCGGCTTGTCCTCGATCGTGAAAATCTTGTTTCCTTCAGAATCCAAGCATTTCAAAACGATCAATTCGACCAGGGCGTCTATCTCGCTTCCTGATGCCTTGCTCACGTTCTGGAGCTTGGCTTTGTCTTTCAGCGTGAAAGGCTCTACATAAATGACTAACGGCCCATTCTCATCGCCCCACTCGGGAACCTCAATCGTCTTGACTGAGAGCGATTTAAAGTGAGCCGAGGCTCGTTGAATTATCTTCAAGCCGCAGTCCCAGTGGTCAGAGCACCAGTGCCTTGGATCGTGATGGAGGCTTCGACCATTCCGTCAAAAGAAGCGTTCACAGTCTTGCCCGTCACGATGGCAGAGCCATACATATAGGTGTCACCAGTGGTAGCGCCTTCAGGATAGAACTTGATCGTGACTTCAGAGCCAACAGACAAGGCAACTTGACCCTGTGTATCAGTCTCGTCCCAATAAACGTCCACAGAGCCGCTAAACGTCTTCAGTGAAGGCTTGTAAGTACGAGCTGCGTCCCCCATGGTCGTGTCTTCCACTGTGTCGGAAGTCTCAGCAATGCTGAAAGAACGAATCTCGGCAATCGCCGAAGTTCCAACGTGGACTGTGCCCTCAGAGCCTTTGTGATTAGCCATTTTTAACCCCTTTCAAGGTTCAATTTTGCCACATTATGTAGCGGTTTCAATATCATTTTCTTTGGTTGAATAGGTCACTTGCACAGTAAACCGACCAACTCCGACAACCTTTTCGCCGTCACCTGAATAATCAGATTCAAAAGCGACAACGTCTAAACCTTTTGCTTTCCCGCCAAGACTTGCATTCGTATAGAGAGCTTCTTCAACCTCAAGTGAGATAGCATCTATCGTGTCATCAAAGGCAGTATTCGCCATTACATAAGCCTCAACCATGACCTCCAGAATCCTAATCTGTGTCCGTGGTGCGCCTATCGTGTTGTTTTGGATTTCCTCTGATTTGGTGTAAATCGCCAATCCTGGCAACTTTCCAGTCTCCAGAGGATAAATTCTTGACTTGTAAACCCGATTTCCAGTTGTTGACAGACCCGTTAAGGCAGTGACAACAGCATCGCGGATTTGTTTTCTAACGTGGCTCATTGTTTCTCTAGGACGATTTCAGTCATCCCAGTTCCATCGTCTTGAACCACTCTTGAGAGATAAGTAACACCAGAAACGACAAAAGTGTCACCCTCTGTGCAGTTAACAACATCAGCAGTTCGGCAAGTCAATTTTGGTTGCTGGATAGCAAACCCGACCGTTCCACCTGAGTCAACTTCAATGAATTGATTGTCAAAAATAGCCGTAATCGTGGCAGGCGATCCACCTTGTACTGTATAGGTCACAGACTGACCGAAATCAGTCAACATCACCAAACGATCAGCAGCGGTTTCGACAGCCATCACTCAGCCTTTTTGGGGCGTCCTCTACGGACAGGTTTTTCAGTTGAAGTTTCTAGCCCAATCGAGCGATCAACTTCCACTGTTTCAATCTCTACGAACTCACTTGCGCGATTGTTTTTAATCATCAAGCGAGCCTCGCTCTTTGGCAACTCAAGGACATGACCAGCCCGAGCATTGCCCAGACTGGTCATAGTCCCCCTGAGAAAGACTATTTTCATGGAGCCAGATTCACTAGCCCCAGAGAATTTCTCAGTTGTCAGCATTAGGCGATGTCCGCATCACCCAAGCAGAACGACACAGCGTGACGCACTGCAACGTCAACAGACTGCATTGCAACGATGCGAACCGTGCCGGTGGTGCTGGAGGTGTAGGGGTCAACCAGAATATCCAGACCGCCCCACATACCGATCAGCAGGTCGGCAAAGTTACCGAAGTAAGCATCGCCAGTTGCAGCTTGGTTCGACACGATGGTGCGATAGCCGTTCATCTCGCCGTTTTGCAGCACAAACAGACCAGAGCCGCTGTCCTTAGCGGTAGTCTTGAGAGCGCCAGCCATAGCAGCGTTGATGATGTAAGCCAGATTTCCGCGCAGAGCGTTGTCGGCTGCAACTTCGGTTTCCATGCCAACGATTTCGGCGAACGTGGGGTTCGTTGCGGCGAAGTCTTTGGTGTTGATGCCAGAAGTTGCACGAATGCCGGTCGGTTGACCAGACGAACCCGAACCACTCAGAGCGCCCAAGTCAATGGCGATTGCCAGGGATGCAGCCAAGTCATTGCGGATCAGGCTTTCAACATCGGGCGAACCTTGCATCATCAAATTGCGGGTCACATCGGTGAATGCGCCAACAGTCTTCGGAGACATGGTGATCGAGGTGAAAGTAGCCTCGCTCTCGCTGGCAGCAGAGCCTTCAGCAAACCAACCGCCGGAAGAAGTAGCAGACTTCTTCGGGATTTTGACGTTGCCTTGCAGACCAGTCAGCATCGTGGCGCCAGCTTGCATCACGCTCGAAGCGTTACGCAGGGCATCCACAAAAGCGTCAGGACGGAAGTTCTGACCAACCAAACCAGCGTCATCGGTGGTATTCAGATCACGCTTGTTCCACTGGCGCAGAACGTCAGCGGGAACCAGAATGCCTTGAGCCGATTGACCGAAAGCGCGTTGAGCGGCTTCGGAGCACTCGAATTCGAAGGCGGCTTCTTTTTGCAGAGCGCGATCAGTCGGGTTAGCC